GGATGTCGGCCATCTTGTCCTGCTCGATTCCGACGCTTTTTGCAGCAAGTGCTACGCGTTGGAATTGCTCGACTGACGTGTTTGAGACTTGGGCTAGTGTCGTGAGCTCGCCAACAGACGCTCGCGAGTTATTGAAAAGCTCTAGCGCAGATCCTGCTGCACTTGAAAGAGCACCAGCCAAAGCCTTTGCACTATCAATCAACGCACGGCCAATCTCGATTGTCTTCAAAATGGCCAAGTCTTTGGCAGACTTTTTGCCTGCTTCTGCCATTGAATCAAGCTTGCTGTTGACCTCGTTGACACTCTTGGCAAGTCCGGCCGTGCTGGCGGAAATCTGCAGGGCCAGGCCGAGTGCTGTGGTAGCCATTAGTCAGCACCTCCCAGACGCTGGATGAGCTGGTCCATTGTCGCCTGCAGCTGCAGCTCGTGCTGCGGTGCACGCGTGATGGGTACAAAGTCTGATGGCTTTGGGCGTTTTCCGACGCGAGTGTGCGGAGCCAGCACGGCAGAAGCAATCGTGCCGGCCTGGTGCCACGGGTCGTCGAGAGGGCCGCGAAAGTGGGCCACGTAGGCATACCACTCGCTCAACTCGCGGCTGTCCATTCGCTCGCATAGTTCTGCCACCGTCATCCCAAGATGCCCGGCCAGAGCAAACAGAAATCGTCTACTCGGCCGGGCGTTCAGTTTTTTGCCAGCTCGTCCACTTGGTCAGCTGTTAAAGCGTTTCGCTCGCGTGCGAGCTCAAACAGTCTGTTGACCACGCTGGCGTCCTGCTCGGCCAGCTGTGGCACTTCAGCATCTGAAAACAGCCGATTGCCGTTTTCGTCGCACAAACACTTTGCCAGGAAAACGCTGCGGAAGTTGGCAACGCCACCTTTGCCCTGCTTTTCAATCCAAGCCAACTCCCACGCGTCACGCTCGCCTGCGGTCATGGTTCGAAGGAAAACGTCGACTCCCCACTCTGGCACAGATACTTTCTGCAGGTTTCTTTTGCCACTGGCCAGAATCGCTGCCTTAATGTCCATCAATCCCTCACGTGATAATCGCAAACTCAGCGGCATACACTGTGACGCCGTTGAGGTTTGCGCTGGCATTTACCTGCGTGCATACTGCATCGACTGTCAAGCCCATGCCGCCACCGGTAATGGTCAAAGTGCCAGCAGTGCCCCACAGGCTTGTGCTAATGCTGCCAAGTGTTTCAAGCCGCACATTGCCAGCTTCTGGCATGTATGCGGAATCTCTGGCCATCGTGTAGCCACCACCAACGGACCACGAAAGATTCCGTATTTCGCTGGCCGGCGAGCCATCGAACGAAAACGAAATGCCTTGCGATACTGTTGCCACGGGTTCCTCCCGCAGCTAGCTGGCTGCGACTCGCAGGGTAGCACTGCCGCGAATGACATCATTAACCGCCAGAGTCACGTTTGAGCTTGCAACAGTTGCCGCACGCGAAAGCGAAAGGCCACCAGCGATGGTGAGCGTGCCGCTGGTGCTGCCTTCAAGCTCAGTCGTGCCGATGTAGTCAAAGCTGATTTCAACGCCAGTGTCGTCGACTGTGCCGACAAGCGGAGCATCTTGGCTGGCAAGCTGCTCGCCTGTGGTCTGGCCCAGGTGACTGATGTCGATTCGCTCGCGGACATCGTTGTAGTTGAGCGTGAGATTGGTGACCGTGAACGTGGTGCCGTCGAAGACGAGACTAGTTCCCGGCGAATCATGTGGCGTAGTCGCCATGCTTTATGTCTCCTGCCACCAGATATCCAAATCCATTTCGACTGCAAAAGCTGGCGGCTTTTCACTGCCAGCCAACTGCACGAGCTCGTCGCGTTCTTCTTCGACTGCGACTTGCTTCACCTGTGTATTGTCGAAATAGCCACCGAATCCATCCAGACAACGCCGCACGGCATCCGCCAACTCTCTGGCCACCTCGAATGTGTCCGCATAGCAGACTAGGTTGAGAGTCAGACGCGGCACGCCTACTGGCACAGTGAATGCCTGCTCACGCTCAGTCGCGGTGCGTCTAGTCACGATAAACGGCAGCGGCGTTTCTGGCGTTGCATACTGGTTGAAGACACGATGGCCCACATACTGCGTCACGCTGGCGTCGGAAATCAGAGCGTTTCTGACGTTTTTGTCTGGGTAGCGAACTGCCATCACTGAGCCTTTCCGCCGCGAAACGGCCTGGCCATTTCTTTTGTTGCCTTGAGAATTCCTTCGGCCATTTCCTTAATGGTGTCAGTCTTGATCTGGCTTTTTTGTCGTGCGTATGCGGTCTCGATAGGTGGAACGCCCTTCCTTCCACCAACAGGCATTCTTCCGAGATCGACCTGCTCGCCAAGAGATGCTGTTTTCAAAAAGGCCTTTGGTCTTCGTGGCTTTGTAACTAGAGCACCATTCCTTCGTCTTACCACCTCAAACGGCAGTCTTGAGTTGTATGACGAGGCAACACGGCCTTTGGTCTTTCGGTCTTTGGTTCCCTTTTCCACAAAGTGTGCGTGAAAGCCTCGCTCATTGCTTTTGCGGTCGGAATCAATCTTTCCGCGTGGTGGCTTCGTGTAGCCTGCCACAGCAACGCCAGCACCATCACGAACGTATCGCTTTGTTTTTTTCTTGACCGCCTTTTTAAGGTTGCCGGTCGGGCCGCGAGGAGTCAGCTGGCGGATCAGCTTGTATGTCGGGTCGATGGCACGGCCAAGAGCTGCTGCCATATGCTTGGCAGCAATGTTGTTTGGCAGCGACTTGAACGCGTCCTGCAGCTCTTTGAGCGTCGGCAGCTCGATGTCTACTTCGATGCCCATCAGGCCACCTGTTCCTGGCAAATGAGCACATGCTCGCTGCGGTTTCCGTATTCCAGCACACTCACGACATCCAGCGTGCGGCTTCGCCACTGAAGCCGCATTTGCGACGTGAGCCCATCTAGGTATCGCATGCGCACTTTGTGCGTGATTTCCACCTGCTGCTGGCCAAACTGCAGTGCCTCCCGACTGCTGACGCCTTCGACGCTGGCCCAGCGTGTCGCATACGTTGACCAGCTGAGCTGCGATTCGCCCAGGTCTGTAGTCGTGCGTGTTGGCTGCTCAACAGTTACACGCTCACGCAGCTGGCCTGGCAGGATCATGCGTAGCTGCCCCACTTGCAGGTGTCGAGTAGGGCTTTGACTCCAAACGGCACGTCCTGCGGCACGGCACCTGTGGCCACCGCCGCCTGTCGGTTTTCGTATAGGTGAGCCACCAGCATCAAAATCGCGTGGCGAATCGCTTGCGGCACATCTGAGCCAGCGGCACCGTAGCCGGCCCACCAGGTTACTGTGACGGCATTCGGATCAGTTAGGTGGCTCGGCCAGGTTCCGTTGTAGACGGTGCGGATCTTGCCAGGCGTGGCATCGCGGTCGACGCGATAGCTGGTGGCCGAAAGCGTGGTGGTCGTCGGCGTCGCGGTGCTGGCACTGCCAGGATCGAGAGCGTAGGTGATCGCTGTGGCCGTGAGCGTGCCGCTGGTCGCCATCGGCGGCCGTGGCAGCTCGAACTCATAGGGAAACGTATCCATCCGCAGCGTCAGCTGCTGAGAGACCAGGGCACGATCGAGGTATTCTTCGGCGTACTTGCGAGCCGCAGTGATCAGTGAGCCGATGTAGGTGTCATCGTCGTCGATGTCGACGCGCAAGTGCTGCTTGGCTTCGCTGACGCTGACAGGTTCGACGGCTGGTGCGGTCTCAGTCGTGAGGCTGCGGTATCTCACTGCGTTTGCGTCTCCTGCGTTTAACCGTGGCGGTGCGTGCCTCTGGCTCAGCTGTCGCGGTTTCCAGCAACTGCTGTTGTGGCTGCGGTACGGCAATGCCACGAGCAATCAGCAGATTTGCTTCACCGTCTCCTAGCTGTGCTGTCTGCCCTCTGCGGTACGCGCGAAAGCTCTTCACAAACTCTATCTGCATCACTGGTCTACCCTCCAGACGCCTTCCGGCGGCCTCATGTTCACGCAGAAATCCGTCGCGTGCTGGTGCACTGGCTTGGCCAGCTGCTCACCTGGCCACGTCACCATGTACTCACCATGCCCGAGAATCACACGCGGTGAAACGTACAGGCGATTGCCAGCTTTC